AGTGGCACCTATGCTGGCAATGCCCTGGACTAGGACACCAATATTGAGATTGCCCATGACCGCGATGGCACCAGCCATCGTTGTTAAAGCTGTGGCTAGAATAACCAGCCCGGCTGCTTGCAGCCCAACCGTCGGCGGAATTAGAGCAATAGCCAGACCAATGGTCACCAGTGCTGCACCCATACCACCCAGTCCGGTGAGCAAAGACAGAATATCGATACCGGCAAAGGTCTTGACCGCAACGGCAATACCGTTCAAGGCAATACCCACCAACACCAGACCTGCCGCCGTAAGAGGCAGATTTGGAGGCATGAAGCTCATACCCAAAGCAATGCCGCCCAATGCCTCGACGACCCCAAACAGACCCCTGGCGATGTCTTCCCATTGCATATCGCTGAACTGCTTCACCGCTACCGCGATGATATTCAATGCGGCTCCGAGCAGAATAAGACCAGCGGCCTGAATACCCAGAGCTACTCCTCCGCCCATCAGTTTCATACCTGCAGCAATTCCGGCCAGAGCGCCTGCTACTCCAATCATACCTTTGGCAATGTCTTCCCACGACATGGTGGCAAATATCTTCATTGCTCCAGCGAGGATAGTCACTGCCAAAGCCAGACCCATCATAGCCCCAGCAATAACAGGAAGCTGAAGAATTCCCAGCTTGCCCATACCAGACGTCATCAGCTTCATCGCACCCATGAGCTCGCCAAGACCCACGGCCACAGCTGTCATAGCCCTGGACAGATCGTCGCCATTGATCTTGGACAGCACCAATATGCCTGCAGCCAAAACAACAACCGCGCCAGCGATGGCCAGCAAAGCCTCGGCGTGAAGCTTGCCCTGCATTGCTTCGAGGTTTCCCGTAAACCCCTTGAGCATGTCGTTGACACCCTTGAGCGAATCACCCAAGCCCAAGTTGACAATCGAATCTATTCCGATTGCCTTCTTGATCGCCAACATAATGCCCGCCAGCAAACCAGTCTGGAGTCCGGACATGATCTTGTCGTAGTCCAAATCTCTGAACGCATTGGAAAATATGTCGCCAATGGTTGAAAGCTTATCGGCCATTTGCGCGAACCATGGATCCAAGGCGGTCTTCACACCGCCCAGAAGACGCTCCAACGCACCTAGCCCACGACTGACCAAGTCAACAACTCTACTCAGAGGACCCAACTTGTCGTTGATACCTTGGAAGGAATCCTCTAGGCCCTGGGTCGTACCCAGATCGATCCCGAATAGATTGGCAAGCGCACCGCCCAGTACACCGAGAAGCTTGATTGGGATCCTGAGAATACTCTCCAAAGCGACGAACATGCCGTGCAGAGCATTGCCCTTGGAGATCGCGTCGTCAACACCAACTAGAAAATCTCCAATACTGGCAGTGATAGTGAGAAAACCACCGGAGCCTTTTCCGACAATACCGAATAGATGTCCGAGAACGGAAATAATTTCGCCGACGATTGTTCTGCCGATGTCAAATAAGGCAAAGACACCTTGGAACGATCGTTTGACCAAATCTGCTGTCTCCGGACTGATTTTAAGACTTTGGGCAAAGTCTCGAAATCGCTCGGTAAGGGCAAGTAAATCTCTTCCGGTCTGAGGTGGGAATATCTCCCGGAACGCATCCTTGACTGGATTTATGACCGAGATCAGACCCTGGAAGGCATCCTTGATGCCCTCGATAAGTACGTTACGTCCTCCGAGCTTCTTCCATTCGGCCAGAACCTTGTTCCGAGCATTTGAGTTTACGTTGATAAACCCGTTAATGGTATTCGACAGATCAGTGAATGTCTTCTTTGATTCGCTGAAATCGCCAAATATGGTTTGGAAAGTCGCAGACCAACCAGAACCAATGGTTTCCTTGGCCACATCAAAGACTTGAGGAAGCGTCTTTACCTCGGTGGCCGCGGCCTGGGCCATCTTGGCCTGATTCTGAATGGCCTTGATCTGCTCGTCACTGAAACCTTGTGCCGCCAGCTGAGCATCCGTCATATCGCCCGTGAACTGCGACAACGTCCTGGTCAGGACGTCAGAGGTCAGCCAGGATTTCTCACCCGGCTTGGCCATGATCGATTCACGGAACGACTCGCCATTGACTGTAGCTTTACCCGTGGCCTTATCAATCTTGACGGCACCGTCGGTCAGAGTGCCCATATTCTCTGCCGTGCGCATAAGCGCCTTCTGGAATACGGCGCCACCCATACCAGCGTTTACGACGGAATTCCAATCCTGTAGACCAACCCTACCCGCGGCAATAGCCTGAGACAGCTGATACATTGCTGTGGAAGCCTGCTGCGAGTTCGAACCGGACAGAGCAGCCAGGTTGGCAATACCCTTAATCGCTGCGGTAGCAGGCTTCAGCTGAACACCGGCGGCCGTGAAGGTGCCGATATTCTTGGCCATCTCGGAAAAGTTATAGATCGTCTTGTCCGAGTACCTGTTCAGTTCGGTCAGAGCCGCGTTGACCGTCTGAAGGTTGCCACCGGAATCGGCGGTATTAGCCAGAATAGTCTGGATCGAGCCCAGATTAGTCTGGTATTCTTGAAAACCCTGATTAACTGGATCGAAGGAAAACGACTTGGCGAAATTTGCTCCCGCCATAGCCACCCTTGAAGCAACATTACCCAGTGCAACTGCAGCAGCACCTTCCATAATGCTGAACTGCGAAGACACACCCTGAATTGCCCGAGTAAGACCACTGAAGGAGACTTGGTCCGCCGCCCTCTCCATGTCGGTGAAGGTTGTTCCCGCCGACATTTGACCAAAGCGCGCCTTCAACTTATCCAGCGCCGACATCGGTGTATTAAGAGTAACCGTATCGGCCGACTTCTCCATATTGGAGAACGTCGATCCAGCATTGGTTCGGTCGAACTTACCCTTCAACTTGTCCAACGCCGACATCGGGCCATTTAAGGTGACCTTGCTAGCGGACTTCTCGATCTGGTCAAGTCCGTGAAGCTTGCTGATATTGTTCAGAGCATCGCTGAGAGTCTTAAGCCCGCTAAGGGTCTTCTGAACACCAGCATCAAACTTGGCCGTCTCGAAGCTCATCGCTACGACACGTTCGTCGATCTGTGCCACTACCTAGTCACCTCCTTCCACAAGGCCGATGCGATTTGGTCAAATATAGGCCGCATAGCAGGATTTATGTAGTCCCGTCCTGCAATCCAGGCACCTTGCTTGGTCCCATGGCCGTATTGAATAAGTGCAGCAATAGGGATATGGCCTGGCTCTTCAGTATGCGTGTTCAGCCACTGGATCGAGTAGTACCCAGGCTTCTGAATGATTTCGTAGCTCCAGGATTCAGCCGTGGCCCCACTCTTCTCAGGCGTAGCCGCCTTGAGAGCCTGAACTCCGATCTGCCCGTACTTTTCCAAAACTTGGAAATATGCACGCTTTTTCATCCTCCGGAGGTAATCCTCCGTTTGCCGGTAGGAGCCTCGAACCTGAATCGAAATTCCCAAGACTCCCTCCTTTTAGGCAATCTTGCCTCAGATGCTCACAAGTTCAGCAAAAGTCGGCAAATGTGGTGGGCTAGAAGCTGAGCCATACAGGATATCCTCGAAGCCCGCAAGTCGAGTAGCATCGTGATAAGTTGAACGGATGGAAACATGCGCCGTTGACCTTCGCCACGGAATATTCTCCGGCGTGCTCGTCAAAACCCAAGAAAACTCCATCGGAGTGACGTTACCCCCAAGTGAAGAATGGGCATTGGAGCTCGGTATTGCTCGGAGATTGCGCAGTACATGGATTATGTAACCATGATCAAGACCAGAAATATCATCGCCGAGAAGCGTTCGATAAGAAAGCCCAAATGGTTCGCCCAGCTGATCATGCACAGACACACCATTTATATTTAACCGAATGCCGACACATTGATCGAACTCATCCGGATAAGTGAAGGCTTTCAGAGTAGCCGAAAAGTCGGAAAGTACCTGATAATCCATGTACTTTATGCCATCCTGGTAATATGGCTGACTTTTGGTATTGAAATTTTCTTCCACACCAGTCAAGCCATTCCAAGCCACCACAGCGTTAGGAAGATATAGCACGCCACGATCGACACCAGTCTGGAACTTTTTCTCTCCGGGTTGATCCCATTCGATCCTGGCCATGATTCTCCTTTCTGTGTACTACAGCTTCGGGCGGTAAATAGTCCAGAAATCGCCTGAAAGATTTCGGTCGAGAATGACAGTCCAGGGCATCAAAAAATATCCATCGAGTCCCCAGCGAAAACCCCACGAGTTTCGGCACAAAGCGTGGTGTGGCTCGTCTTTGAGATAGCCAACCATCAATACCTCATGTCCGCCAAGTGCCTTCTCAGCGGTGGTATCAGGATGAGGCATGAGCCCCGTATCGGTGACTTGCTGTGACTCAAAGGATTCGAAAACGCTGAAACCAAAGGCGATCGTCTGTTTATTGCTTAGCACTCGTCTAATACTCGAAAGATTTCGAGGTACCGCCTTATAGGGGTGCTTGGTCTTTTGACGTTTGTTCCACATAGCAGTCATTCGTGGGTCCTGCGACCACACAGCGATTTTGTCACTATATGGCCATTCTACTTCAGGAACAATGCCAATATTGCGAGCCACCTTAAAACCATCACGACC